AACCCAAAACTGGTAAGTTATTAATTTTCTCTAATTCACAGTATAAACATCATGTGACCAGAGTAGTGGGTAAAGATCGTTATGCTCTTTCTTTTTGGTATAATAGTTCTACAGATACTCATCAATCTGTTTAAAGATTGGTTCCCAATCAATTTTTCTACGAAGAACCACTGCTATATCATCAATCTCTTGATGAGTTAGTTCTTTACCTTGATCAGATGCTCTTCTTTCAACCATCTCATTTAGGTTGATTCTTAAGATATTGCAATCATAGATCGCATATTGGTTTAAAGGTGATGCCATTGACAAATGATTATCTCTATATGATATATAATACAGTTCGCCTTGACGGTATGATTCTCTCATGCTATAATGGTATTTTCTGGTTACATCACTCTATGGGTAAAGAAGACGAGTACATTTCACGAGTAGTGGTCAATGTACAAAAACGAACAGTCAACTGTATATCATCTGACGGAGATGAAAAGTTGGTTGAATGTAAGAAACCTCAAGAGTTTGTGAATGTGCTAGAGTTCTGCAAAACAGTCTTAGATCCCGAAGATGTTTTCTTCGAGGAGATAAAAGTTGCTGCAGAATAAATATCAAGATACAAGGTAGTGACAGGGAAAATGGAAAAAGAATCAATAGATACAAGTCCATGTTCAATGGAGGACGATGGTGCTGACTTTATAAGGTCACATATAGAATTCATAGACATTCAAAAAGATAAAATCGTCCACAAAGATCCAGTTGACGAGATGGAAAAGTATTACGAACAATACTATTATGGTAGGGGGTCAGATGCATGATTACTCCAAATTGGAAACATCATAGTAATAAAGAACCCAAAAGAACTCTAAAACCACAAGCACTTAGAGCAGCAAAAAAAAGAGCAAAAGTCCTTATTTCAAAACTAAAACATTATGCCAATAGGTGAACACATGTATCCTTTTTATCGAGTATTTGATGAGAAGGGTCAGCAGTATTGTGATTGCAGTCACGAAGAATATGCGATTAGAACTGTAGAGTTACACGCAGAGTATCAGAACGAGACATTTACTTATAGGAGAGTAGATGCTCCTAAACCACTACCACCACACATTGTTGATGTTAGTGCAGAGCATGAAGCAGAACTGCCAGGTCAACAGGGACTTCCCAGTGCTAACAAGTTAAGTCAGAGAGAAAGACAAGAGAGATTACATGATGATATAAGAAAAGAATTGCAAGAGGATTTTAGAGAGCCTATATATTAGTAGATAATACTCACTAAAAAGATAATGAAGAAAATTATCCCCTTCATTATGATTGCAGCGACTGGGTTAATAAGCACTCAAGTCAAAGCAGATTTGACACATAGATTATCCACCTCAACACAACTTACTGTGGATGGTGCAGCAACACAGGCTACAAGGATTGGGTCAACATATACTGTAAGTGGTAACAATATCACCGCAGGTACTATGGGTGGTCTAACTAAGGCATCTGGTGACAATGCTGCAACAGCAGCTGCTACACAAACCCAAGGTGCGTATAGCGTCACAACAGCAGGGTCGGCTTTCAGCCTTACGGAGTCATTCGTAATGGGAGATGCTGTAGCACCTATCGGATCAGGTGTAGATGTATCTTCTGGTATAGTGGCAGACATGCCAGCTTACGGTAGTGTTACTACACAGTCTGGAGGAGTCGCAGGATCATTAGCTGGTACTATTACATCAGCAGGTGTTATGACACTAACAGCGGGTGGAGCAGGTACAAGTGCTACAGGTCAGTTCGTTTCCGAGATTAGCATAGATTGATATGACTAATGAAGAAACTAATTGTAAGTGCTGTGATTGTAATCCTTGCGAGTGCGAGGAGTGCGATTGCTGTTCCTGTGGTCCCTAATTTCCAACAAGGCTCGATGACGAGCCGCACCGAAACTCAATCTACGGTGCAAGAAACCATAAATTCTATTGATTATCGTACAGGATGGGAATACTCAGTAACAGGGGTGGGAATCGAAAATGGTCAGAACCCCGTGAATCCAAATGTGACAAACTCCACAGTCCAAGTAACGCCAGGAGTGTCGGCAACGAACGCCAATGGAGTGATAACATCAACTCTAACCTCATCATTCGATTCATTAGATCTATCCAATCAACCAAACTTCACACTAACAACACCAGGTGGAGCATTCCAGTTCACTCAAAGTTATCAAGGACCTGGCATGACAAATCAAACAATAATTCAAAGAACAACAACAATAGAAAGCGTAACCGATACTACAAGTACATTTACACAATAGCAGCATTATTTGTTGCATCACCAACCTATGCAGAGGGTGTAGGTGGGGTTTCTGCCACAGCAAATCCGATCGCCAATAGTTCTGGCTCGGTGACCAATCAAGCTATACAGGTTTTGCAAGGACCGTATATAACTAACACTTATGGAAATGGGGTCAGTTGTCAAGGTAAAACACTCAATATAACTCCATACTTCCAGTTTGCAGATTCTAGAAAGCATCCTTGGGAGGATTTTTATAACGAACCACAATATAATACTACAGATATAACAGGTAGAATGGTAGATCAGACTAGAACTGTTAAAAACTATCCTTGGGAAACTTGGTACAATACTGAACTCAAATCAGATGGAACTAGATGGTTTGATGATGGTGATGACATGGAAATTACAGAGCAAGTTCCCGCAGGAGATGGAGTTCCAGATGCAGTAGTAAATCAATCATTAGACCCTATTTGGTACAAACCTATCAGAACAGACATGAGAGCAAACCAAAGTCTTAACCTTGGTATATCTGCTACTCTGTCTATACCATTAAATAAAAAATTAAGAGATCAATGTGAGGAAGCGGCACAGGCACAGATAAATCATCAAGTACAATTAACATCAAATAAGAGACTCGATTTTGAATTGGCAAGATTGAAAAACTGTGGTGAGTTAAAAAAAGCTGGAATATTTTTCCACCCTCAGTCTCAATATGCTTCTATTTGCTCAGATGTTGTAGTTACAGCACCAGGTGGTCAAGTTATGCCACATGAACATAATCTACCACAACCAGAGTGGACTCCTCCTACTTCCTCTTCAAAGGTGGTAGACCCTTTGAATCCCGATACTTATTTGATTGAACCTCGGAACGAGTCAACTTCTTCTCTGTCTTACCAAACTTTTTCTTCACAGACTCTATCCCCTTCTTCACAACAGGTTTCACAACCCGAAGAAGGAGGTCTGCTAGGGGTTTGGCAAATAGGGCAGACGCAGTAGCAACTGTCGCTATGACCGCAGTAGTCGATACAACCTCTACAGAGGGTAAAAATTGTTCTACTGCAGGAACTGGTTCCCATATAGTCTCACAGATTTTACCATCAGGTGATAACTTATATTCTTTTACTTGTTCCTTTCCTGTTTGAGATCTATCTCCTATTCTTCTAGCATTTGGTGGAGGACACTCTACTGACTCAGCAGTAGTGGGTGGTGTCTCTGGTGGTGTTACATCAGGTGTAGGTGGTGTAGGTGGATCACCTGTATCTACTGGTGGTGGTTCTGGTTGTTCTGTTATTACTGTTTCCCATGTTAAATCCTCTCGTTCATAGTCAGGCGGTTCGTAGTAAGGAAGACCGCCATCACATAATACAATATTACCTTTGGGGTCGTCATTTACTAGTGCCTTGTTGTTATTGCCTTCCTTCCGACTGGAATTCTCTCGACTTATCTTCACGCAACCAGGCATATCCACGATTGGAGCTCCAATCAGAATAGTTGCAGGTGGATGCACTGGTATTGATGATGGTGGAGTAAATAACCATATTCGAGTATCAGATACACCGATTGGTTGTACCTGATTAAAAGGAATACTTACACCATTTAAGTTAATATAGGGAATTGACATAATAATGCTATGCTCAAAGAACCCCAGAATATTCTAGGGATATGTTTTAGAGGGATTGTCGGTCGTGATTGATAGACCTTCATAACTTGACCGTAATTCATTTTTGTTTACCGTTGCTTGGGTAGAGGGATTTAATTCGTTTTTGTCTATCTTCTTCTCTCTTTCTTCTTCTTTCAACTGCTTCATCCCACCATGTTACTGGCCACCTTTGAAGTTTCAAAGCAGCGATCCATAATTTTTTTCTAGGTAGATGAAGTTTCATCTTTCCTTGCTCCTTCTCCTTCGGAAGTGTTCGTCAATTCTTTTTTTACCCCAATACATTCCATACAACCATGCTGTAAATATAGCACCCTCAACCCATCCTAGAGTTTCCCATGCCCATTTTAAAAATTCCCAGAAATTCATTGTTTTAAGATAGTACCTTTGACAGGTCCTGATGTCTCAGGCCAAGCATTTTTTAATTGTATGAAAACTTCTTCTGCGACAACTTGCCTTATTTGTTCAATTTGTGCTTCTTGTCTCTTTGCAGGTCCGTCATTAATGTTGTCAATTACTTGACCACCACCAACGATTGCACCTGTCCCAACGACTGCTGCTGCTGAACTATAAGTTGCTATCTTTTGAAGATCCATAATATTATTATATCATATGTATTTAGACTAGGCTAAATAACTGAAGCACACTGTATCTACTGGTAGTGAGATGCCATTAAATAAGCTAGAGAATTTTATTAAGAATACCGAGGGTAGAATCCTTTATGTAAATCCAAATGATTTGGATTCTACAGATAGTATTACTAATCAGGGTAACTCCTTAACAAAACCTTTCAAAACAATTCAAAGAGCTCTTATAGAGTCAGCAAGATTTTCATATCAGTCAGGTATTGATAATGATGATACTGATAAGACAACGATCCTAATTTATCCAGGCGAGCATGTAATTGATAATAGACCAGGTTTTGCAATCAAACCAGACCCTACAGATGCTACGAGAGCATTATCAGTTTCTCCTACAGGTGGAGAATCATTAGCATCAAATACTTTTGGTTTAAGTCTTACAAGTGAATTTGATCTAACAGTAGAAAATAATGTATTATATAAATTTAACTCTGTTTATGGAGGTACAATAGTACCAAGAGGTACTTCCATAGTTGGTATGGATCTTAGAAAAACAAAGATAAGACCATTATATGTACCAAACCCAACTGATGATGATGTACCCAAGTCTGCTATTTTCAGAATAACTGGTAGTTGTTACTTCTGGCAGTTCTCATTTTTTGATGGAGATGAAAATAGTTTAGTATATAC